CAGATACAGCAGGAGTTCTATTAGCTAATTGAGAGTTGTATAGAGTGAAAATTCCGTTCTCTGCTGTCATGAATCTATCCATTACATTGTAGTTAGGAGTAGTATCAATGTCAGTAATGTACATGGTTGTTTTATGAACCATTAGTTGTGGAACTTCAGTGAATACAAGTTCACCATCAGTAATAACCATCAAGTAAGATTTAGGAAGATATGTATCACACATAGTTCTTAAAGCATCAGGTGATGTAGCTCTAGTAGAAGGTACTGGTACAAGCTTGATTATACCTTGATCTGCCATGATAACAAACTTCTCATGGGTTAAGGTATCTTCAAATACAGTATCTTTTGCCATATACATATTGATATTTACATATGCATCATCGTAGAATCCTCCGATAAGACCATCTTGGATTCCATAGATATCATTCTGACGAAGACGGTTAAACAGGCCGAAGTCAGTCTTAGCTGACACGAACCCTCTATCAGCACACTTAACCCATTTAACGCTACCTGTTGCCTCTGCATTGTATATAGTTGTCTCACCTTTGTATAGGTGATCGAAGTCTTTATCAGCACCAGACATAGGAACGTTGATGATAGCTTTGTAGAAGTCACCATGAGTTGTGCTGGTAAGCAATGATTCCTTGTCGATAAGGCACTGGAAACCATTCTCTCTGTTGGAGGTTCTTACAACAGTTCCGATAGTTTTGTTGGAAACACCATCGTTAAGTGCAATTGCGTATCTATCGTACTGATAATCACCAGAAACAGCTAAAGAAGGTGTAACTGATATTGTAGATGGTGTAGCACCAAATACAAAACTCTTTAGTGAAGTTGCAGGAATATTGTTCTTATCCATTCCACTTTCAAATCTGTATAGATCAAAGAAGTTATTCTTTCCATGAATCTTGATATCACAAGTATCAACTATACCGTCTACTTTAACATCTTCATTGTAGATGTATCTTGCATTGTTTTTGGTTGCTAGTTGACCATATATAGTCCTATCTTCTATAGCAAGAACATCAGGATAAGAAACGTTTAGAAGAATCTCTTGTTCCTGATTGGTCTTAACAAAGTTATCATATACACTTCCATATACATCTTTTGACTTGATAACAACAGGCAAGAAGATGAAGTTGTTTTCAACGTTTGGAAAGTATAGACTTTCTTTTGTCAAAGCGAATGAATACTTTGATGTGAACTGTGAAGATACAACACCAGCTACATCAGAAATGATTCCGTTGATCTTTGATTCTCTGAAGATAGGTGCAAAGTCGATTAGTGAGTTTGCATATGTGTTCAAAGAATTGTAAACATTGGTTTTGATTGACTCAACCTCAATCTGACTTGCATCACTTTTGATTTCGATTGAAGGAGTGATATCAATTGAAATATAAGATGGTTTCAAGAAGTTCAACTTTGTTGAAATGATTCTGTATCTATCAAGTTCTGTAAGAATTTTTGCTTCTTCATCAGAAGTTAGATAGATGGAATTTGAGTTATAGAAATTCGCATTCATGTTTTGGATGAAAGGAATAGCTGTAAGGTAAACATTACCTAGTCTATCTTTGTCAGATGGGAATAATGTATCACCACCGATTGAGTTAGCTTTTAGGATATAAGAGTAACCTGATAGTAAGGTTTTGTAGTCATTCTGAGTTACAGCCCTACCAACAGTTGCATATGTTTTAGCTGCTCTTTCTTTGATGATATCCAATGTCTCAATTGGAGTTCCACCGTAAGATAGACTTACAGTTTTAGAAACATCAGTGAAGTTAGCAACACTATATGCTGGAAATCCATCAGAAAGTACAACGTTAGTGTAAACAGCAGCAACTAGTTTTGAGTTATTTGCTAGTTCAGCATTAGTTTCAAGGTATTGAACATCAACTACTTCATCATTTGTTGGGTAGTTGGTGATGTACTTGTCACCAAATACAACTCTAACATAACCGACATTGTTAAGGTCTTCTTCAACGAAGTATGAGTTCATGCTTAGTAGGTTAAAGGAATCCCTTACTTCATCCCAAAGGATGCTGTTAGTTTGGTTGTTCTTTCTTACTCTTACTTCAAAGTGATTTTCTTCTACTTTGTTGGAAGGAATAGTGAAAGATTGGAATGGATTACCATTACCAAGGTATGTGTAAGTTTTTAGTGATCCTTCGTAAAGGGTAACTGTAGACTTCATTGTATGGATATCAGTAGCTGATCCTGTCAATGTGATTACATCGTAGTTAACGTAGGTGTAGCCGCTATCTGCAACGAAAGAAGTGTATACAGGAATTTGAATAGAATGTGCTGATAGATCATTAGTCATATCAGTGTATTCGATTGTTCCAGTGATCCTAGATGCGATTGCCCTTTGTGGTCTGTATCCCATTGTTTTAGCGATTGACAGAGCATTCTTTCTGATATTTGTGGTATCAAGGAATAGGTTGTTCGCAGTATTGGAAACTTGGTAAGACATAAGCATAGTTACATATGACATTGTATCTATGATCAAACCAATGTTTGAAGCTGTGAAGTCAAATTGTCCTGCGAATTCTGAGTTGTCGGTTAGGAACTTGACAATCTGACTTCTTACGTCTTCGTACTTTACTGGATTTAGTGCAAAATTTGCCATTTTCTATCCTTATCTTATCTTATTAAGGTCTAATGTTATAGATTGTGTAGTCTTTGAAGTTTTCATGTTGAAGAGAATGATAACATCCCATGAGTGTTCATCTGGATTTTCAGATATATTTATGTCCAGTTGATCTATCCTAGTTTCAAACATCCTGATAGCGTTGTTGATAGCAGTCTTCATGGATACTATTGATACAGGCCCAATTTGTTCTAGTTCAAAGACATACTGTGACAAAGCACAACCAAAGGTGGGATTCATTACTCTTTCCCCAGGCTCAGTCATGATGATGTTCTTGACAGACTCAAGTAGTGCTTGTTCGTTTGTGAGTAGTAGAATGTCTCTCTTACCAACAAAGTCTTTGCCGATCTTGGAAATGTCACTATAATAAATTGGAGTTGCCATTATAGTATGTCCTCTTAGAATATTTTATCTTATTTATAAGGATGAAAGTGAACGAAAAAAGAGGGACTAGAAAATTCTAGTCCCTCTTTTGATTCATCTATGAACAACTTGTTATGCTTGTGGTACTGGTGGTAGTTGTTCGATTGCTTGTTGCCTGATCTTTCCGATTAGGTCAGCAGAAACCTTGAAAGGTAGTTCTGCTAGTGCTTGTAGAATCCCATTGATATCAGCTACGTTAAGTTGTAGAGTGATTGGGAGTGCGTTCATATCAGGTACAGGCTGTACTGGTTGTTCGTTTTGTTCCATTGATTGGTTCCTTACTTGAGATTTTTGAAGTAGTCTGCATCTGCATCATCTGAAGAAACATCAGTAGATACTGTTGCAGTTGCATCGTCACCGAAGTTGAATGGGATATCATCATCTACTGGACTGATTGAGATATCATCAAGAGTGTCTTCAGTTGGGGCGTTTGCTGCTGGTTTAGCAGGTGCCTTGGTTAGTCCTAGGAGTGATCCTAGAGCGGTTACAACAGACTCATTGGTTGGGAACTTGTCTTCACCAACGAATTCATTTAGGTCATAAACCTTGCCCATGATTTCTTCGATTAGTGCATCTTTACCAACAGCAGACTGACTGAAGAATTCGGACTTGTCGTAGTTAGGGAATTCACCCTGCTTAACTTGAACAAGTTTGAAGTTTGCACCTTCGTAAAGGTCACAAGGCATGTATTCATCATACTGACCTAGTGCTTTTACTTCATCAGAAGGGAACATCTTGTCTTTTAGCTTGTCGTAAATCTTCATACCGAATTCGTAGAGGAATACTTTACCTTCTTCTTCTGGCTTCGCAGGATTCTTAACGATAAGAATGTTAGCCTTGTACACAAGCTTACGCTTACGCTTGCTTGCAATTGCTTTGTCAGATTCAAAAGCTGAAGACCAGTATTCTTGGTTCTTCTTGCAGATAGGGCATTCTTTGTCATAACCGAATGTATTGAGGCAGTTTTTGATCCAGTACTTCTTAACACCGTCAACCATGTATTCAAAGTTGTGTGTGTAGTACTTTACGAATGGAGTTCCTTCTTTGTCAGGTAGAAAACGGATAATTGCGGTTGCATTTCCCTTTTCATCAACGGTTGGTTTCCAAAGTCTTTCGTCTTTCTGAAAGCCTTTCTTCTTCTCACCTTCTACTACTGCTTCTTTTACCTTGTCCCATGAAAACTTGAATTTCTGCGCCATAATTGTACTTCTCCTTTAGTAGACACCTTTTAGGTGCTTTAGATACCACTTACTTTTTGGTAAGGGTTGATTGCTTCACTTGTATTTATCTAGAAAATTTTAGACAAAGTGGTTGCGTTAGTTGAAAGAGTCTGACTCTGTATCAATAAGATTTCTCTTCTTATAGAATGCAGACCCTTTACCGAAGTACTTCTTGTCGATGAATTCTTGTGTGATTTTTGCTTTTAGGATTGGATTAAGGACTTCAAGGAGGTCTTCGTAATCGTAGATTTCCTGTGTACCACAAAACTCAACTACAGCTTCTATGTATGATCCTCTTAACACCTTCAGTTGTTCAATTGCTAGTGATGCGTTATCTATCATTTATCTCCTATTGTAGGGTTCCTTCAAAGATTGCATTGATTGCTTCCAGAAACTTATCATTTTGATCTAGAGGAATGTTGATTCCACCAACTCTCTCATGTCCACCTGATGTGTTAACTGTTATCCCTACTTTCTTTATTATAGCAAAAACCTCTTGCAAAGTCAAATTAAAGTCAAGATTGTAAATTCGTAGCGAATATCCTACGTTTTTGTCATTCACTTCTTTCAGGATCACGTAAAAGTTCTTATCAGGAACAGCCAAAGTAATATGGTTGATGTGCTTACATGCTGGATTCAATACATATAGAATTTTGAATTCTTCATTCTCCTGAGAGAAATTAGCCATTGTGTCAGCTTCATACTCTGTGCGTTCCTTGTGGATTGCTTCAATGGTGTTTCTGTCCTCGTCAGATAGGCTATAACCGTTCTTAAAGGTTTGGAAGAACTTCTCATAGCGATATTCCCAAAACAGGTCATTTAGGGCATATGCTTCGTCAAACCTAGGGTTCTCAGTTCTCCACATATCATAGATATCGCCAATGTAACAAAGCTCTTTACACTTGCTCCAAGCTTGAGGCCAATTGTATGAAATGAAACTGTTAGTAGCCTGACATGCAGACATAGTTTCATCATGGATGAACACACAATCCATATCACCGATAGCTTCTCTTACATCATACTCATAAGTGTGGTGATCAATCCAAATGATCTTCTTGTAGTTCCTGTAACTTTTGATTACATTGAGTTGTGCTTCAGTGATACGAAGATCAAGAATCCATAGAACATCAAAAGTTTCTTTCTTGATGTTTTGTAAAGTTTTATCAATTGAGTGATAACCTACAGCATAGTACTGGAAGTTATTAGCTTTGTCCTCAATGATGTTGTACACATTGATCATGGATGCCATACCGTCAACATCTATATGTGTAAGTATCAAGTGTTTTAGTGGTGATTTTTTCATCTATAGTCTCTCCTTATGTGTACCAGATACTTCTCTGGAAGAAAAGCTAGGAGCAAAGCAACACTTAACATAAATGTCAGTGGTGTTGCTTGCTTCCAAAGTGAACCAATTGGTTCATATACTCCAATCATAAAGGCTGTAATAGTCCAGATTGTGAGAAATATATGTTGTGCTTTAGTCATTTTCTTTCCTATGATAGAATGATTAACTTATCTGCTGCTCTGGTAATTGCTGTATACAACCATCTGTTGTGTGAATCTTGTTCATAACCAAGTCTTTCTTCAAACACAATTACATTGCTGTACTGTGAACCTTGGCTTTTGTGACATGTGATACAGTAACCAAAGTCAAATTGATCAATCATTCTGTTGTAACGTTCAGCTTTGGTTCCATTGAAGATATGAAAGTCAATACTTAGATTGTCATACTCTTCACCTTCATCAGAAACAAAGTCTAGTTTGAACTTCTTTTCATCGAAGAAGAGACAAGTTCCTGTCATTCCATTGACTAGTCCATTCTGGCTGTTGTTCTTGAGACAGATCAACTTATCATTTCTCTGAGGATACTTGGAATCTAGTTTAAAGTAGTCTCTCATTTGGTCGTTGATGTTCTTTCTTGTAGCGTTCTTTCCACAGATGATTTGGTTAGCTGATTTCATCATATCAATCCCAACTTTGTCAGGAGTGGTTTTGAAAACAGTTGAGCCATACTTACCATATTTGATTTGCTTTCCTAGTCGAGCTTGGTTAGCAATCCAGATGATAGGATTATCAAGTGCTTGTCTGTGAATAGTTTCCAATCTACAATTGGGAGTTAGCATCAGGTTGGTGGTGTCTGAGGAAACAGGTTCAAGCTGACCATGATCACCGACATAAAGTACAGGTATTCTGAAGGATTCCAAGTCTGCTTGTATTGCTTTACCTATCATTGAAGCTTCATCACAGATGATAATTTTTACGTCACCTAGAGTAGATTTCTTTCTGAACTCTACTTTCTTTGTTTCAGGATCAGTTCTAGGTTCATAGATCAAAGAGTGAATTGTAGTTGCAAACATTCCCTTTGACTTCATTACCAATGCAGCTTTGCCTGTGTAAGCACAGTATCTGATTTGGTGTTCTTTGATTCCTAGTTCATCTGCTGCATGACGAATGATTGTAGTCTTACCAGTTCCTGCTAGACCAGCTAGTACAAATGGAACTGATCTACCTGAACTAATGAACCATTCGTTTATGAGAATGACTGCTTGGTATTGTTCGTCAGTTAGTGTAATATCACTCATTCAGGAGTGACTTCGTGATCACGAAAGTCCATGATCCATCTTTGTTTTTGTCTAGATGTAAGAACTCTTTCTCAACATCTACTGTTACTAGTCTTACTTTGCCTGAGAGTATTAGCTCAAGTGCTTCTCTGTATTCTTTCATATTACTCCAAGTTAAGGTGGTAAATCCCTTTGATGCTTGATATAAAGATCATAACATCAAAGGGAGGTAAAGTCAATTTTAATTGAAAGAATCGGAAGTATCCTCAAAGTTACTTTTTGGATAATCTTTAGTACCATCAAACTTTCTTACCACTAGCTGTTTTCTTTTATGATTTCCATATCTTTTTTCACCTGTGTATACAACTAATTTTTTGTGACATAGTTGTGCAACTCTAGGAGCAAGAGAGTTTACTGGTATGTTTGGGTGTTTGCTGATTATATCATCAATAATACAACCAGTTTCACCAAATGAACATATGTCATTGTATACTAGTTCTTCCATTGTACTAGAGTCAAATGCCTCTGCTGCCTCTTTACTAGTACTAGGATCAGATTTTCTAGCTAATCTAGAAGGATGTGTTTCAAATATATTCATTTTATTTCCTTAGTTGAAAGAATCGCAATCATCAAAATCTTCAAGTGATTGTTTTCTTTCAATTTTCCAGTTGATTGCTTGAAAGATTGAGTCCAGTGGTGCAAGAAATGCTTTCTGGAATTGTAGGTTGTAGTCAATCTGGAAAGTTCCATTCATTTCACTTGGTAACTTGTTCAGAAACCCTATGACATGTGAACCAACGTGATTAGGTTGTTTGATGTAACAGAACTTTATCTTGTCACCATCAGCAACACTGATGTACTTTTTGTCAAGCTTCAGTTTCTTGAGATAATCGTTGTAACTGAATGCTGCGTTGACACCAATAGGAATACCTTTTCCACCCCTGACATAATCTTTCATAGTGACTGACCTAGGAAAGGATATCGTTTCAATAGGAAGCTTCTTAAATTCGATTCTAAAGGCATCAATGAAGTCAATAAGGGTATCGTTAGACTTTGTAGTAAAGATCAGGTCTACACACTCTTTTAGCTTCTCACGTATCAGTTTTGGAGTTGAAGACCTTACAATCTCAACACCCCTGATCTTTCTCTTTGGATGCTCTACGTGAAAAGTTCCTTCATCCCAAACTTTGTTCATGATGTAACGTTTCTTGGCAGTAAACAAAGTAACATCAGCAATACATTCTGCCTCAACAAAGATTGTCAACTCTCTCATGTTCATGTTCTCTTTCAATCGCTGGAAGAAACCATTCACTGTAGGCTCAATACACTTTTCATTGTACTTGAGTAAGAAGTCTAACTTAGTTTGATTGTCTACCTGATCAATATTGTCTTTGAACCTGTCTTTGAGAATACCATCTAGTGCAATGAAGTTACTGTCTGTATCCGCATATACAACTTTGATGTTCAATTCATCCTGTAAGGTTTTGATCATTCCTTTGCAAGCAACCTGTCCATTTGAAGTAATAGCCTCACCGATTCTGATATCAAAGTATCTACTGAAGTTGTTAGCTAATGCACCATATCCTGAGTTAAGTAGAATCTTAATGGTGTACTGGTAAAGGTCAGCAATCTTAGCTTCACGATCCCTACCTGCTTTCTTATGCTCTTTGCATTGCTTCTTGTACTCTTTACGAAGTGCGAATAGCTCAGTGAAAATCTTAGGAATGATTCCTTCTTTACTGATATCGAAGAAGTATCCATTTGAAGTAAAGCATACATTATGTTTCTGTAGTACTTCACGAATTTCATTTGTCCTACTAAGGTCAGCACAGATATCAATACCAGTGAATCTACGTTTGATATCCATCAACTCTTCACAAAGTTCATTATCAGGTATAGCTGTTTCAGGTGATAGATTGTATGACCTAATCTGGTTTGGATAAGAACTGATAATGTCAATTACTTCTAGCCATTCATGCAATCCTGGGATAGGTTCACCAACGAATCCACCAACGAAATCCTCTCTGGACTTATGAGCATTTGGTGGACATAGTATCTTCATAGAGAGAAGCTTGTTATAGATGATACAATCCCAAGGAGCAATAGTACCAAATATCTTATCTGCTCTACATTTAGCCTTGTGCATAACCATCATTGCTACGTTGATATAGTCTAGTTTGTAGTCAAGGTCTTTGATTAGTCCAGTATCCTTGATGTTGTAACTTATGAACTTCTGTGGATTCTTCAGATACAAGTCATTCAGGTTATCGTATTCATCTTTGTATTCTAGTTTGTTATCACCAAGTTCAACTGAAGCAATATTGTCTAGAGTATATGACTCTCTGGTTTCCTGTGTGTACTTCTTGTACAGTTCCATATAGTCCCAAATGATATGCCCTTGAAGAGTATACTCAATGGTTTCTTTACCAGTTGTGTCAGTCTTCTTTACTTCTTTAACAACCTTGTCGATTGATAGTAGCTTTGCTGATTCAGGCCCAAGTATCTTGTTGATGCGATTCACTAGGTATGGAATATCGAATCCATTAATGTACCATCCAGTGATGATTTGTGGGTCTTCTTTACGCCAGTACTCTATGAACTTGTTGATCAAGTCTAGTTCATCAGTACAACGGATCAGTGTTTCATTATCATTCTCTGGTATGTAGTCTACATAGCAGAATGTTGTGTATGTATCAGGAACCATATCATTGATTGTGATAGCATTGATTGGATGAAGTGCTTCAGTTGCTTTTGGGAATCCAGAACCTTCAGAGGTAAAAACTTCGATATCTATGTTGAAAATCTTTAGTCCAGTTTTGTCAATGATGATATCGTTCTGGTATCTGGTTGCAACGAACATATCAACTACATCAATGTCACCGAAGATTTCCAGTAGATTTTGATTTGCTTTTTTCCATTCACGCATAGCTGTAATAGTGTCAAATTGTTTTATCTTGACTTTGTTTCCATGCATGTCAGTCCAAGTTGTGGTTGGATCATTTGGTGCGTGTGTTCCTAGGAAGGGTTTGAAGTGGACTTTTTCTTTTTTTACTACTCCATCTTCGCTGTAAATGTGCATAATCTGGTTGGAATTGTACTGATAAGCATTGATAAGCATTTTGGGCATTCGTACTCCTTGGATTGGCTTAACATCATTCTCCCTAAAGAACTAGATAGGCATTGAAATGTTGGTGCTAGGGGATTTGAAATCATCTTACCACAAAGATAAGATGATTTCAAATTTAATTACATAAAGGTGTGATTTGAAACGGAATCTTCTTCTGGAAGTGCTACAGGTGCAGGTTGTGCTTTGTCCATCCATAAGTCAATCACTGGTTTGAACATTAGAAACAATACAGAAACCAATCCAAACAGAAGTGCTGGAATAGTTAGTGCTAGTTTGATTGTGAAGCTTTGAAATTTGTTATTCATTTATTTTGTATCCTCTTTCATCTAGAATCTTGAATAGTTGTCCTGGATTCAGCTTGTATGCAATTAGATCAGTCAATAGTCCTGCTTGCTGAAGGAATGCAGTACATAGTTCAGAACAGAACCACCACCAAGGATTTTGGAATGATAGTGGTAGAATTTGTGTGAATACTATACCTACAAAGTCATATAGGCATCCAGCTTCAGTTGTAGCCCATCTGAATAATTTAGCTTCAGTTTCTGCATCTACTGGAATTTTTACAAAGTCCCAATCTACTGTGTTATGGTTTGATGTTTTGAACTTTGTTCTGATACCAGTTGAGTTACAGTCAGCAGAAAAAGTTAATCCATTGGTGAAGATAATTTCACAATGAGAGTAAGGTGATTTAGTCCACCAACGGATCAACTTTGGGAACAGATTTGGATCGTTTTTCTGGAATGCTATAACCATTAGCGTGACACAGTTGCACTATTAGCTTGTTGCTTCATAGCTGCTGGAATGATTTTCCATTTATTACCAGAAGGATCAGTAGGATCAGGCATGATATCATCACCATCTTTGAGTTGGTTCTTAGCTTTGAGTGCAGCTAGTGCTGCTGCTTTCTTTTCTGCTGCCTGATCTGCTGCTTGGTCTTCATTCATCTTTCTTAATACTGTATTAAAATCCATTAGATATCCTTTGTGAGAAGTTTATCTTTATTTATGGAAAGGTACTTAGCAACGAACATCTGCCTGTAATGATCCCAAATCTCCCCTATTGGCCCTTCAGACTCATGGATCAAGGGGATAGTCTCAGTTACATAGACT